GTGAATTCAGCTTCGGTACACATCCGGAGACACTTGGTGCTATGACCCTGGCTGTCAATGGCACTGTAGCTACAGGCGATGTTGCTTTGGCTTATGTCGGTGACTTCTCTGCATTCCGTTGGGGATATGCGAAAGAGATTCCGCTGGAAGTTATCGAATACGGTAACCCGGACAACGATGCACAGGCTGGCGACCTGAAGGGACACAATCAGGTATATCTGAGAGCAGAAGCATACATCGGTTGGGGAATCCTTGCTCCGACTTGGTTCGCAAGCGTAGTGGGGGAATGACCTCAGCTACCGCAGTGGTCGGTAGTGCGATCGTCGGCACATCAGCTGTCGGCTAAAATCCACTAAAGGAGAAAATCTATGTCAAAAACATGGGTAACAGGCGATATCATTAACGCCACTGATATGAATCGTATCGAGGGTGGCGTGCTGCCAACGGTGATGATCACAAAATCGGGTAACACATTTGAGTGCGACAAGAGCATTGACGAGCTTAGAGCAATGTTTACCACACCGTGTGTTTGCCTGGTTAACTACGTTGACCACCAGACGCTTGGACTCGGTGCGTTTGCCGAAGAATTCGGAGCTATGGTTCAGGAGCTGTCTTTTGAAATTGATGACGCACAACTGTCATTCGTTGGATGCCAGTATACGATTGCCCTGGATGGCACTGTTACTAGAGGCGATGTGCGCAATTGGACTATTAACAGCTAAAGAAACGAGGTAAGGTAAATGTCTTCAGCTTATGCAACAGTTGAAGATGTAATCACTCTGTTTCGACCTTTAACACCAGAGGAAGTAACAAGGGCAACTGCGTTGCTTCCTTTGCTTTCTGATGAACTGCGTTTATATGCGCACCGTGTCGGAAGAGACCTTGACCAGATGGTGGCAGAAATTCCGGGAGAAGCTTCGGCAGCAAAGGAAGTGCTTGTATCTGAGGTCAGCAGAGTCCTTCGCCAGAGCACAACCGGAGAACCTATGACACAGGAATCACAGAGCGGTTTGGGCTACAGCTGGAGCGGTACTTATGCTGTCCCCGGCGGTGGCATCGGCAATGCGATTCTTCCGTCAGACCTCAAGCGTTTAGGTCTTAAACGGCAAAGATACGGAGTCTTGGAGCCATATGATAACTGGAGCAACCGTTACACTATGGACTAAGACACAAACAGGCACAGATGCATTCGGCGCACCGACTTATGATTTGGTGGCTGAGACGGTCGACAACGTTCTGATCGGAGAGCCGACACCGGCAGAAAGAACAGACGAACTGAGCATGACAGGCAGAATGATCACTTACGTGCTGGGCATTCCCAAAGGCGACACGCATGACTGGGAAAACCAGATAGTGGAGTTCTTCGGTCACAAGTTCAGAACGTTTGGAATTCCTGTCGAAGGCATTGAGGCAAACATTCCGCTGAGCTGGCACAAGAAAGTGAAGTGCGAGCGCTATGAGTAAGATTAAAGTCACACTTATACAGAGTGGAGTGCGTGAACTGCTGAAGTCTCCGGAGATCCAGGCACGTGTGCAGGAAGTGACAGCTGCGGTGTCACGGAATGTCGGTGCCGGGTATGAATCAAACGTTCAAGTAAGTAACAGAGCCGTTGGGCGTGTATGGGCTGAGACAGCATCAGCCAGAAAGGACAACAGCAAGAACAACACCTTGCTGAAGGCACTTCACGAATGATTATTGAGAAAGTTATTTATGACTATTTATCGAGTCAGATGACAGTGCCGGTCTATATGGAGATGCCGAGCGTTCCGAATCCTTCTGATGAGCCGGAGCGTTTCGTTGTAGTCGAAAAGACTGGGTCGAGTCTGACAAACAGGCTTTACCAGTCAACGGTTGCAGTGCAGTCCTACGCTGATTCGCTTTATGAAGCAGCCATGCTCAACGATGAAGTGAAGACCGTCATGCTGAATGCGATCGTGCTTGCGCAGGTCACCAGAGTCGATATAAACAGTGATTACAACTTCACGGATGAATCAACAAAGAGATACCGCTATCAGGCGGTGTTTGACATTACACATTATTAAGGAGAAAACAGATGGCGAATAACGTAAACAACGTAACAGCCGGAAAGCCTAAGATTGGCGGTGCAATCTTTGTTGCGCCGGTAGGGACAACGCTTCCGACAGATGCAGTTTCACCACTGGATGAAACGTTCGAAGAACTCGGTTACATCTCCGAAGATGGTCTGACACAGGGCATCACCAGAGATTCCGACGCAATCAAGGCTTGGGGCGGTGATACGGTCATGACAACACAGACCGATTATGCCGAAACATTCAGTTTCACGATGATCGAGGTCATGCGTGAGGCAGTACGTAAGGTCGCATTTGGTGACACGAACGTAACAGGTTCCCTGGCTGACGGAATGACCACAAAGGTCAATTCCAAAGAACTGGAAGCACACGCATTTGTGTTTGAACTGCTCTATAACGGAGCAATCAGCAGAATCGTTGTGCCGAATGGAAAGGTCAGCGAAATGGGCGACATCACTTATGTCGATGGCGAGCCGGTTGGATACAATCCGACAATCACGGCACTGCCGGATGAAGCCGGTAACACATCCTACGAATACACAAAGACAGCGTAGGTTAATTCACAATGAAGGGTAAGACAAGTAATGGCTTCGTTTATGAAGTCGATGACGATGCGTTGGACAATATGGAGCTGTTCGAAGCACTCTCCGAAATCGAGTCCAATCCGATTGCACTGACTAAGGTCATCACACTGCTGTTCGGCAAAGAACAGAAGAAAGCACTGTATGATCATCTCCGGAACGAGAATGGCAAAGTGCCGGTTGAGGCTGTCAACGACACCGTCAGCGAAGTGTTCACAGCACTGGGGACACTCGGAAAAAACTCTTAACCCTTGCCGGAATGATCCGCACAGACAGAGATGCACTTATATGCGATCTGGCTGAGACATACGGAATTTATGACATGGACAGCAGACCAGCATCGCTGATCGCTGTCCTTGCTTCCGGTTTAAGGGACAATTCAAGAATCAAACAGAAAATAAGCGGGGCGAAAGCTCCGGATGACATACTCTTGCTGGCTTATGCGGTCGACCGGCTCGGAATACTGATCTGGCAGCAGACCAAAGATGGCCAGCACAACAGAAACAGACCGAAGTCTATTGCCGAAATGATTTTGGCGGATAAGCCGAAACGCAAGGCAGTGGCTTCCTACGCTTCACCGGAAGAATTCTGGGAAGCAAGGAATAAGATCCTGAAAGGACGGTGATGACATGCCTGATATAGCAAAAGGTTATGTTCAGATCATCCCAACAACTAAAGGAATCAAAAACGAGCTGACTGATGCATTGAACAATGATGCTTCGGAAGCCGGAGAGAAAGCCGGAGAAAAAGCCGGTAATTCGCTTGCCGGTAAGCTGAAGAATGTACTGGTTGCAGCTGGTATCGGCGCAACGATCACCAAAGGCATTTCGGCAGCACTCAATGAAGGCGGAGCGCTTCAGCAGTCCTTCGGCGGTCTTGAAACACTGTACGGGGACGCAGCTGACGCAGCTAAGGCATATGCCATGGAAGCAGCCAAAGCTGGTATATCAGCGAATGACTATGCTGAGCAGGCAGTCAGCTTCGGTGCATCGCTGAAACAGGCTTTTGAGGGCGATACAGCGAAGGCGGTCGAAGCAGCCAACACAGCCATCATGGATATGACTGACAACGCTGCAAAGATGGGCACACCGATCGAGAACATTCAGTCAGCGTATCAAGGTTTTGCCAAGCAGAACTATACGATGCTGGACAACCTCAAACTCGGCTACGGTGGTACCAAGACCGAGATGGAACGGCTTCTGAAGGACGCAACGAAGCTGTCGGGTGTTGAATACAACATCGACAACCTTGGTGATGTATATGAGGCAATCCATGTCATACAGGAAGACCTTGGTCTAACTGGAGTTGCAGCACAAGAAGCATCTGAAACGTTCTCTGGCTCTTTTGGAGCCATGAAGGCAGCTGTCACAAACGTACTGGCTACACTGTCCACCGGCGGAGATGTACAGGCAGCCATGACCAATCTGATTTCTTCAGTTGGTGCTTTCCTGTTCAATAACCTTATTCCGATGGTCGGCAACGTTATGGCAGCCATTCCACCGGCGATGAGTGCTGCAATGACGGCGCTTGTACCAATGATCAAAGAGCAGGGCATGAATCTGCTGCGCAATCTGGTAGCCGGTATCACTGGTAACATGCCGGCAGTCGGCACAAGTGCGACAGAACTTATATCGACATTCCTGACTTCGATTATCAGCAAGCTTCCGACTATTCTGAAGCAGGGCGGTGACATGATCCTGAAGCTGGTCAACGGCATCATGAGCAAAGCGCCGGATGTGCTGGCTTCCATCAATACGATTCTTAGAAACGTGTTTGCAGCGTTTATTGCTGCTCTGCCACAGCTTCTGAAGTATGGTGTTGAACTGATTTTGAAGCTTGTATCTGGTATCATCAGCAAGCTCCCGGATGTAATCAGCGGAATTGCTCAGATTATCAAAACGATCTACGATGCGTGTATCAATGCCAGGAATGTGATGCTTCAGCATGGTGTTGAACTGATAGCGAAGCTTATTACTGGTATCGGGAACAAGATCAAGGATGTTTCAGATAAGATTGGCGAAGTCATTTCAACTATCACTGACGCACTCTCCAACACAATGGAGACGATGAAAGCAAAAGGCTCCGAACTGATCGGGAACGTTGCAGAAGGTATCGGAAACGCAGTGAAAACCGTTACTGACAAGGCAGGCGAAATCATAAATGCGATTACCGGCGCATTCGATGTGGACTTTTCCGGCATCGGAAGCAACATCATCGGCGGTATCGCAAAAGGTATAACGAATGCTGTGAAGGACCTGACGGGGGCTGCAATCGAGGCATGCGGACAGCTGACTTCCAGAGTAAAGAGTTTCTTCGGTATCGCTTCACCTTCAAAGCTTTTCGCAAAAGAAGTCGGTCAGTGGATTCCTGCCGGTATCGCAAAAGGTATCACATCCAATATGGATCTGGTGCAGGATGCCCTGAGTGATGTGCAGTCTTACGTGGATCTGAATGACCCGTCACTGAGGCTTTCCGGAGCTATTGACGGCACCGGCTACGGAGTAGGCACCGGCTTCACACAGAACATCACGATCAATTCACCGACTGAACTGTCGCCTTGGGAAGTTGCCCGGCAGACACGCAATGCCACGCAGCAGATGGCGCTGAGGATGAGCGGAGTATGAACAATAGATCAATAAAATGCACGAATAAAGACGGAGTAAGTCTTACCTTTGCAGAAAGGGGATTTACTCCGTTTCTGTTGGTTGACTGTGAAGGCGCTTATCTGGCAGACAACACAGTCACGATCAGCCAGAACACGATGTCTGACGGCGGCGCTTATCAGGGAAGCGTTGCCAAGATTCGAAACATTGTACTTACTCTGAAGGACAACGATGACCACGTGTTCAACCGTGATCTGCTTCATGCATTGTTCAAATCCGGAGAGAGTGGCAAGCTGGTCTTCTCAGAAGACCCGAATGTCAGACAGATCGAGTACTATGTGGAGAGCCTCAACAGCACCGGCGAGGACGGCGCACGGACTTATACAGTGTCGCTGTTGTGCCCAGACCCGTTCTTCTATGCAATGAACGATGTTTCAGTTCTGATGGCATCGTGGGAAGCAAACTTTGAGTTCATTCATGAGTTCCCAGGCACACTTAATGCACGGTGGCAGTTTACATATACTGGAAACCCTATAACAGTAACTGACGCATACAACACTTCGATTGTTGATCTGAGTGTTGAGTTTATGCCAGTACAGTCAGGGTCTGGCACACCATCACCGACCAACATCAGACCGATAACTGGCTATGATTCCATACCAATTGCAATAAACTCCGACCCAAGTGCAATCACCGGTTTGTTCGATGAAACAATTTATTGGGGAGTTTATAACCCGATAGATGGCAATGTTGAAGTATTTTGGAAGGGCATGACCTTTGATGGTCAGAGCACAGAAGTGTGGAGTGATCCGATTACGGTTGACGGAAATAAAGTATTCCGATGCAGTCGGTTGCTTCCGGGTTCCTATGCGATGATGTGCGATTCATTGAATGCATTGATGTATGATGTTTACCCTGAATGGGGAATGCCAGAGAATAGCATTGGCATCTGGTCGCCAACCGGCGATGTGTCAGTGAAGGCAGACTGGGCACAGGGATTCACAACCGGCGCAGAATTCAAGTCAGCGCTTGCACAGCACCCGATAATGCTGGTGTATTATGCGCATGAGACAAGAACGTTGGTAGCCTATGACACAACACTTGATTCCGGCACGAATACCATCAGCACAACGGCAAACGGCACAATCACACTGACATATGAAACCAATATCGGCAAGGTAACCGGTGATGGCGAAGAGTTCGGTTATCGGTCAACTGTTGAGTTGCAGCAGATCCAGAACGATAATGCTGCAAACAACATCGGTATGACCATAAAGCTGTCAGCTGTCGACGCAGTAACGAATCCGACCGTGGCCAAGGTCGAGACACAGGAACACATCACGATCGGAACTGCCAGCAAGCCAATGAATTTGACAAGAGGCGATGTGCTGACGATCGAAACATCAGACAATAACAAACACGTATATCTGACCCATAACGGAGTGACCACGAACGTGAACCAGTACCTGACTGAAGACTCAACCTTCATTCAGCTCATGCGTGGAATCAACTCGATCAGTTACTCAGCCGAATCGGGATCTGAAAATCTTATCGTAGAAATCAGCTATAGGCTGAAGTATGTGAGTGCATAACATGGAAGTCAGAATCTACGATGCGGAAATGATGTTCCAGGGACTGATCGAGAACCAAACATCAGTCATGTGGAACCGCAAGTATTATGAACCGGGAGATTTCCAAATCAACTGTCCTTCCATTGCAAACAACAGGGATTTGCTGAAACTGGGCAGACTTGTATGGATGCGTGGCGCAGCTGAAGCCGGTGTCATCGAGTCCATCCGGATGGAACAGAACGCAGTAAAGAATGAAATGGTGGTCAAAGGCCGGTTCCTGTCATCCTACATGACAAGAAGGCTTATCAGACCAACATACACAGCCAAAGACAAAAAAACTGAAGTGATCATGAGGGAATTGCTGAACAAGGCGGAAGAGATTCCCCTTGTTCAATTGGGCACGAATCACAATTATGGTTCGGTGATGTCAATGCAAGCCACATTCAAGAACCTTCAAGAGTACGAAACAAAACTGGCGAAGTCGGCAAGTATCGGCTACCGATTCCGCCCGAACTTCACCAACAAAACGATCACTTTTGAAGTGTATCGTGGCGTTGACAGGTCGATTGCCCAGTCAGATGTTCCGCGTGTAATCTTTTCGCAGACATACAACAACATCAATTCAGCGACTTATGAAGAGAATGACCAGTTGCTGAAGACAGTGTGCTATGTCGGCGGAGAAGGCGAAGGAAGCGACAGAATCATTCAGATTGTCGGCGATGACACGCTAAGCGGACTGGAACGGCGTGAACTGTTTTTGAACGCTTCCGATGCCCGGAAAGAAGACGGAATGACTGATGCAGAATATCTTGAGGTACTTACCGAGAGAGGCACGAACGCACTGAACACAGCTGCGTATTCACAGTCATTCGAATGTGTGACCGAGGCAAACGGCACGGCTTTTGTTTACAAAACAGACTATGACCTCGGTGATGTGGTCACAGTAACTAAGGAAAACTGGGGAGTAAGCGCAAATCTGCGCATCACCGGACTGACGGAAGTCTATGAATACGGCGCAATGAAAGTATCGCCAGTATTCGGTACACCGTTGCCGGAGAAGATAGATTGGAAGGAGCAATGATATGGCTGACAATGATTATGGTCTTTTTTGGAACTCGGTGAACGGTGACCGCAAATACGATGCTGACTCATTCGAGATCTGGGCGAAGAAATTTTTTACAACCGGAGTGTTCAACGGCGACCTTCAGGTCACAGCCGATGGCGGAATGAACGTAAGAATCGGCACCGGTTATGCATGTGTTGAAGGAAAGGTGAAGTTCTTCGATACATCAACCACGCAGACGATAATGTCGCCATCTGGAGTCTATCCGAGAATCGACACGATCGTTGTTGAGCGTGATGACATCAACCGTTGGATCGTGACCAAGTATGTTCCAGGTGCGCTTTCTGGTTATTCGCCGGTTGCTACACCGCCGGTCAGAGAAAACGGCATTTATCAGCTTGTACTGGCTGAAATCTACGTTGCAGCCAATGCGACACAGATCACGCAAGCAAACATCACTGACAAGCGTTCCGACAGATCCGTCTGTGGCTGGGTTGTCGGAACAGTAACAGAAGTTGATGTTGCCCAGATGACAGCACAGGCACAGGATGACTTCAATACATGGTATGATCACATGAAAGACCAGCTGACGGAAGACGCAGCCGGTCATCTGCAAACGGAAATCGACACGCTGGATGCCGAAAAGGCTGACGAGAATGCACCAACGCTGAGGTTCCCGATTGGAGACAACACCGACCCGACAGCATATCCACGTGTTGAACTGCGGAGAATGGGCAATTCTCCGACAAACGTGTTCGGTATGGCGGTATATGACGCAGACGGCAACGGAACCTATAACAATCTCATTTCTGCGGATGGTTCACGCTATTTTGCGACCGTGCCAGAATTGGATCTGAAAGCTCCGCTTGCTTCGCCTACGCTGACAGGCACACCGAAAGCACCGACAGCTGCCAAGGCAACAAACACCACGCAGATTGCCACCACAGCTTACGTGAAGACCAACCTTGCAGATTATGCCAAGCTTGCATCACCGGCTCTGACAGGTAACCCTACAGCCACCACACAGGCGAAAGGCAACAACAGCACCAGATTAGCCACAACGGCATATGTACAGAAGGAGCTGGCACCGATCAAGATTTATGACAGCAACGGTCTGTACATTACCAAGACCGGGCATGTTATTGAAGCACGTTTCAACAACGTATCATCGCTTCCGGCATACAGTGCCATTACAGCAGCCGCTGGCGGTGAATCCTGGGCACCTACACAGGGCGGATATGATTTTGTCTGGGAATATAGCAGTAAGACAGTTGCTGTATTACAGGTGCTTACAACCGGCGAAATGAAGATTACCAACTTAAACAATCAGACGCTGACTACATATAGACTGTATGGCCGTCTTCTGTGGGTAACCGACTAAAAGACTTGGTGACCAGTGTCTTTTTGGCACTGGTCATTATTCTGTTGATAATAGCCATGTTCCGACCGTTCATGGTGATGGGGGGCTTTCCATGATTCCTGACGAATTCATAGAAAAATTCAATGGCAAAGAGTATGCCGAGACTCCGGAACTCGGCGCACAGTGCGTCTATGCGTATAAGCTGTTCTGCGACTGGTGCGGAGTCGGGCAGTATCCGACCGGCACCGGCTGGGCAAGTGGTTACTGGGAGTTAAGGTATCAGCAAGCGAAATCTTATGAGAACTTCGACTTTTTGGTCGGAATTGACCAGCTGCGGAAAGGTGACTGGTGCATCTGGAGCAAGAATTCTTCCTGCCCATATTCGCACATAGCTATGTTCACCGGCTACGCTGAGCCTGGCTATGGTTATTTCTTCGGGCAGAATCAGAGTTCCTTCAGAGGCTTTACAACGGTTAAGATCCGGCTGGACTTTGCCGGTGTATTTCGCTGGCGAGGATGGGAGAAGAACGTTATGGAAGAACTGACAATGGCGACCGTCTTGGTCAACAATCTGAATATCCGGAGATCTCCCTCACTTGGCGGTGAAGTCATCGGTCAGTGCAAACTGAATCAGACACTTAGTGTGTATGGACTTGTTCAAGCTGACGGTTACAAGTGGCTGCAGCTTGACGGCGGTTGGATCGCATGCAAAGCTGACTGGGTCGAACTGGAAGATTCTTCCGATGCCGAGAAGAAAATTGATTGGTATTTGGAGCAGATCGGCAAGGCTGACCGGCTGATTACAGAAGCACAGAAGGTGCTGAGAGGTGAATCATGAAACTGAACAATAAGACTTATGACTTGCTGAAGATCTTGTGTACAACGGTCTTACCGGCAGTCGCAACACTGTTCATTGCGGTCGGTCAGATCTGGCACTGGGACACAGCGAATCTGATTGCTGCAACCATCACCGCCGTGGCAACCTGTATTGGAACTATTATTAAGATGTCCTCAGACTCTTACTGGGGCGGAAATGGGGTCGGGTGATGGAACCAGTCATATTGAACGGTGACCACGTTGTCACGATCCTGATTGCGCTTCTTGGATCTACGGGCTTCTGGACATGGTT